TGGCCCTAGCCGGTTCAAAGGTTTTAAGAATGCTATTAAAGCCATGAGTGTTGGCGACCACGTTACTGCTGCTGCCGAGTTTAAGGATAGCCGGTGGTACAAACAGGTAGGCGTAAGAGCTAAACGTGTGTGCTACATGATCGAGCATGGAAAGGTGAAGCCATGAGTAAAGGCAGTAAGCAACGCCCTGTAGATCAGGATAAGTTTAACGATAACTTTGATCGGATCTTTGGCAGTAAAGAGATCGATAAGTATTGCGCTTCGTGCAAAAAAAGATTCACAACAACAAAGCCAGAAAGCACAAAGTATTGCAGTAAATGCTTAGAGTTATAATTTAAAAAATAATAATAAATGAAATAAAGCAAACGTGCGGTGCTGAGATCCTTAACTCTCACACCGCTTTTTTTTGTCTGCTAATCATTACACTCTCTCAAGTCTTTCTGGGCCTTCCACATCAGCGTCTTGCACTGACCGTGAATTTCAGCGTTATCAAGATAAGAGCTACCGTCTGAAGTCCAGTCTAAAAAGTCCGGCAATATCTCGTGGCTAGTCCGGTCTACGCATGGAATTGACCGCCCGACTTGCTTCGTTGTACACCCGCTCATGCTCACGCAAAGGACAAGGACTACTGACATCAACAGTATGAACATTGGCAAGCGAATCGGCCAGTTGTTTCTCAAGGCTTGCAATTTTTTTTGAATCCTTCGCCAGTGATTTAGTGTCTGATGCATGGTTGCTCTCCTCTGCTTTTTTTTCTTTAACTTCTTTCGTCGCCTCTTTGCCTTTCTGATAGTCCACGCCAAAAAAGAAAGAACCAGAGCAAAGTGCTGTAAGCGTAATAGTGATGATAATAATTCTATTCACTCTCATGCCCCTTAATTCCGTCAGCGTAATTATGCGTACCCGCAATAGTTAGGATGGCCCCAACAAGGCTAGAATAAAACATTTCACTAGGATTAAATCCAGCTATAAGTGTAGCTGTATAAAGTAGAGCCACTGCAGCACAAGCATTATAGCTTTTGTTGGTTACGTGTACCTTTTTACTTGTGTGTATTGTGCTCATCGGTAATCACTAAGGCGAATCTCTGTGTCGTGCTTCTTTCGCTTGTAGTGATCAATGATAACTGTCTTCTGTGGAGAAGCTGGCTGCAATGATATTTCCATAAGCTTGTCGGTATAACTTTCAGAGAGCGCCTGAAGCTGATCGGCCTGTCTTCGATTTTCGTTAGTATCAATCTTCTTCTCTATGGTTTTGAAGTCATTGGCATGCTGCATCTTTAATGCTTCAAGATCACTCGCGCTTGCAAAGGTAGACAAGTACCCTGACATCGCGCCCACAATAACTATAGTTGAAACTATAACACCCAATACTTGTTTCAGATTATCCACAATGCTACTCGCTATACTTTTCATTCCATTCTACCTTTTTTTGTCACTATCACAATGATGTCAGTTTGATATTTATTTACTCAGCTTCCATTTTGGTCTTCTGATTATAACGCCATCGCTCGGTTTGCAGCACCCCGTAACCTCTTCAGAAAAATCAATATAGCCAGCTCTAATAATATCGCTTACATTTTCTCGTCTTTCGTGTATATCAGCAAACGAGTCCATAAAAGAACAGCAAGGCTCAAGCATTATTACGTAATCACCATTTTTAGGAACGAATGGATGAGGCAGCAAGGGCATATCTTTATTTTTAACACTGTGGTCGATTTCAATTTCTTCATAGCTCGGACCTAGCCTATAAAGCTCTGGATCGCCGCCTTCCCAAGGTGGTGTTGGTGTAGATTTTGGGATTTTCGTGTACTTTTTAATAACCCCGTCTACTTCCTCTGTTCGCGTAGGCTTGAGACTTGTTGGTCCGTTATATGCCCAAGGAGGAACGCCAGCAGAATAAACGCCTTTGACCCCATGGTCCTCTGTCATTAAGACATAAGTAAAGTTAGCGATGTCACCATCACCGATATTGAATGGAGGGGATGAAGCTATATATTCTTGAGTGAAATCGACTGTGATGCTAGTAAGGGATGCGGTCGGAGAGCCTAGCATAGTTCCGACATAAGTCGCTTTTGCATTTGTGGAGTCTCCAACTTGTACACCATTAATAATAGCGCAGCCGTATCCTCCATTATCTGTAAATGCAGATAGTGCTGACTGTGGATAGAAGCCATGAGAACCACCTCCTATAACGGCTATGTCCACCTCGAAGCCACTTGGAACGGCCGTAGAAGTCACGCTGACAGTAGCCGCAGCAGGCGTGTCGAGCTTAGATTGATTTACCGACCCGTTAATTATTTTCACGTTACTTACTGAGTTGCTAGCAAGCTGAGTTTGTCCGACTGCGCTATTAGCTATTTTCCCTGTGGTTACAGCTAGGTTATTTATCTTTGCTGTTCTAACAGCGTTAGCAGCTAGTTCATCCTCATCAACTGCCCCGCTAGCTATAGTTGAGGCGGTTACATAATCAAGTACCGCAAGAGCGCCTAAACCAGAAACATCACCAGAAGCAATTGCCAAAGCAGTTTTAGCTTGTGAAGCACTTAAGGCAATAGGATCACCACTGCCGCCCAAAGTCTGCCCAAGGAAAGTTGCAGAAGACATGTTTAATAGTTTTGTAAGATTAACTGAGTCATTAATTAACTCTGGAGTACCAACAGAAAGCAAACCCATTGCCGCTTGATTGATTGAGTCAGCAACATACTGAGCCTGTGCGACCTTGTACGGGTTTAATAATATATAAGCACTATCATCAGACTTAAGCTGCCATTGCTGGATATATCCAATAGGACCGCAATCGCCAACAGCCAAAGCAATACCATCGGACCTAAAGCCGGTTAATGCACTGCTCGACCCAACTTTAAATGTAGGGTTTGTAAGTGTGTTGGCACCTAAACTTCTAACCAAATACATTTTTTGGTTATTCAGAGAAGCAACAGCAGGCGTTGGTGTTATGGTAATCGCATCAGTAGTACCGGCACCATTCTCAATGGTTAGGGTGTCGAAAGTATTGTTCTGCATTGACCATCGACCGCCCCCAACATCAGGCTCAATAACATTGACACCATTATCAGATTCAGAAGAAGCCGGAGCGTAATAAAACCAACCATTACCGCCATCAGTAGATGCAGCGGTACCTAAAACGTATGCAGCTTGAATTGCAGTAGTATCGACAGTGGCAAGATCAGCAACATTCTCAACAACAACAAAATCAACAGAGCCTTCTGCAGCAGAGCCACCAACAGGGATGACATTGTCAACGGTATCAATCACATCACCGTTCGCAGCTTTAACTTGATAAGTGTATTCACCATCCAAGAAAACCTCTTGAACCGGACGACCGTTAGAACCTAAGCTAAGTGGGTTAGCATTCTGATTAGGAACGGTGAATGGCTCTTGAAAATAAGTAGGCTTTTGAGTCGATGTGCCACCATTCTCAAAAAATTCGATAGTTCCACCAGCAGCAGGACCGAAGCTTCCGTTAGTGAATACTGTCCATTGAGGATTTTGATCTGTTAATTTACCTGCCATTTTATTTACCTATAAATATTGTGTAACGGTTATAAACTCTTTTTAATTCCTCAAAGGTATTGCCCAAGCCAACGAATACAAATGCTATCGACAAGTACAGTGCCACGAAGTCATAAAGATAAACGCTTAAAACAAAGTAGATGCAATATACTGCTAGGCTCCACTTTCCTATAGCGTACAAAACAAACAAGCTTTCCTCTGGATCAAACGACCCAAGCTTTTTCAATAGTTTTAACGCTATCTTTTTAATCATTTTTTCCTTCGCTTACGATCTACTTTTTCAAGTGTGTCGATTGCCTTTTTAGTCTCACCTAAAGGTTTGGTGTGACGCTCAATAGCTTCTCTCTTAGCGGTACCGAGATTAAACTCAGCCCTTTTAACAGCCCTCTCTTTCATCGCTTTAGCATTAACGAATCTACCAGCGACAGGGATCATGCTTAAAACATTCTGAATAACGCCAGCTTCACTATTACTTAACAGTTTAGCTTCGGTTAAATCTTTAACCGCACCAGCAACACCTTGAGCTGATGGGCCTTTGCCTTGAGCGTTGCCGTAAGAACCTTTTCTTATGAAATGTATTTCTGACAAATCATTAATCAACTCGATCTCTGCTTCATCAAATACCATTCCATATTTTTCACTATCAGCTTTAAGGTTTTTGAAATGATCAGCAAACCTCTCACCATTAAACTCTCTACCGCCACCCTCTGTCTTGCCAAACTTAACCGCCTTTTCTAAGCCATCATAAAACAACTGGCCTTTAATGTTCTGCCAAGCTTGAATACCTTCTGGCCCCGACTCGTTTAATAAAAAGTTTTTCATGAAAGCAAAGTCATCATCACGGCCATTCATTAGCTTTTTAAATATATCTTCTTGAGGTATTGTGTTATCGAGAACCTTCTCAAGAAAAGTTTTACCAGTTTTATCTCGACTATCACGCTTAGCCCTTCGAACCAAACGATCAAGATCAATTCGAGACTGTCTAGCCTCATCAAAGAATCGACCACCAGTAGCATCATCAACGTCTTGATCAATAGCATCCTTTAAGTCACGACCAACCTTAGATGCGGCCCCATTGCTTTTTGAAAGCTGGAATGCTGTTGCGGATACTGCTTGCCTAATCTTCTCAGCTTCTGCAACCGTAACCAATTGTGGTTGAGGCTGATCACTGTCATCCAAGAAATCCCTATTACGCAATTCCTGTCGAGCTGATGAAATTAAACCACCGGTAGCAGACTCGTTACCTTTGTTAGATTCTAAAGCATCATAAAACCCACTTAAGTCAACAATCTCTTCATCAGGCACAGATTCTCTTGCTGCTGCGTAAGCCTCGTTAACTTTTAGCTCTGCATCACCAACGGTTTTATCAACAACGCTGAATAAATTATTATTAGTCGCAGGGTGAGAAGTTGTTACTCCCCCCATGCTAACCCTGCCTTCTTTTGCGGCTGCAATTAACTCAGCATCTTGTTGTGCGGTAATCTCAGAAAGCTCATTGCTCTCTTTGATTATTTCGTTCTGCTCCATTTGATCTGATCGTTTTTGTGTAACGTCAGCTAGCCTTGGAGTTACGTCCCTTTTTACCATTAAGTTGAATCGCTGTGCTGCCTCTGGAGTTATAATCCCCTCATTAACAAGCTGTTCGGCCACAACTCTATCAAGTTCAGCAACGTCTAATCCTTCTGTTTGCGCTAGCTCATCGATCTTTTCCATAGCAGCAGGAGTTATCTTGCCAGCATCGTCCACCATTTGAATGTCAGGTGTTTTTAATACGCGCTTAAGCAGATCATCAACGCCTTTAATCGTCGTGTCAGCAGCAAGGAACGCAGCAGGACCGCCATCTTTTATAGCGGCTTTACCACCCTTAAAACCAAATATGCTTTCTAGAATATCTGGTGCTATAAATGCGGCAGTAGCTACACCAGCTTTAACTTCTTTAGGTAAATTAGAATCCTCAACAGCACTAAGCGCACCTTCACCAAGAGTCGGACCAATGCCTTCATCAAGAACCTGATCTATTTTCTCTGCACCGGCATTGATGTCCATTTTCATTACCGATTGTGCAATTCCAGCGTAACCGGCAGGGATGACATTGGTTAAGAACTCAAAACCTTTGGTGATATTTTCTTGGTACAATTTTTCTTTTTGAGAGTCAGGCACAGCACTGCTTGATAACCAGTTGGCTTGCTGAATGTATTCGCTAGCTCTTTCGGTATTACCATCGTCTTGAGCAACCTTAGCTGCACCCATAAGACCTTTGTACATTTGGTTAGCCATTTGACCGGCAATATTGATACCGGCACCAACAGCACCCTCAATAGGGCCACCTTCAGGAAGTTCTCTAGGCTTTTCCCAAGGTTTTTCATCTCTATATTTTTCCCAAGGACCAGCCATTATAATTTACTCCAGTTTTTTTCATCTTTAGGATCGCCACCTAAAAACTTATAACCATCTTCCTCGACTCCAATCTCAATTACAGGAGTGTTGCCAGTTGGCTTGTTTGCCTCACCGAGATTTTGATTGCTATCTTTAAGCGACCCCATCGAAATTCCTTCGTCGAACTTGTTAAGGCGCTCAACAAAGTTTCCGCTAAGTGCAGATTGCTTACCAGCATCGGATAGGTCGTTCGCCTTCATCTCATAGTTCTGCCAAGTGCTACGCATTGGTTCCATTTGTGCAGAAATCAAAGCTCTCGATGTTGCACGTATTTGATCTGGCTTGATGTTGTCTGGATTCAATGGATCAATTAAAGCCAAAGCCTTGTCGACTGTTTCTTGGCTTGTATTTTTACTTCTAAAGTAATCAATTATTGCTTGAACACTGTTAGTTTGGTTGAGCACGTTTTCCATCTCTGCAACAAGTACCGCAGAATCTGGCTGATCAAGCTTCGCAACACCAACGAGAACACTGGCAACGGCACTTCTGTTACCGGCCTTAGCTTCGTCGACCAAAGTATCAATTTTGCCCCATTGAGTTTCCATGTTGTCGAGTCTCTCGTTAAGACCAATGACACCATCGTTAATAACCTTACGACCTTCTTCACGGATCTTCGTGATGTCACCTTGACCATCTTTGATCACGTTCTCAATATCTCTGGCCTGAGTTCGCACCGCCTTCAATTGTTTCATCGCAGCCTCGGCATCAGTGGATGCAAGGTCACGTAACTGTATCGTTTGTTTTGCCATATCCATGTCACCGGCATCAGCAAAAGCCTTAGCTGTCGCAGTAATGGCAGGCACTAAAAATTCTGGATTACCTTGCGCTTGGTTTAAAATATTCTGAGCACCCAAGCCCATGCGCTTATATTGCTCATCAGCTCGATCTCTTTTATCTTTACCCATGAGAGCATAGCCTTGAATAAACTTCTGGTACGCTTCAGGATTAGCGGAAAGCATGTTCTTTTGGGCAGCAGCTTGCTCCTCGGCACTCTCACCACCCAAGCCAAGCGACTGCCTACGCAAACCGCCAAGCATTCTTTGGTTTTGAACTGCAACCTTATTGGCTTTCATCTGATCAAAGGCACCGGCAACTTTCATGCCGCCTAAGAATTTTTCTGCGTAATCAACCATCGTTTAATACCTTTTTAAAATAGAACGCTTTGTTGTTGCTGATTCCATGCAGGCTGCATTGAAGGGTTATAGCCAAACTGCGTATTTTGAGGAAGGCTCATTGGTGTTGGTTGTGAGAATAAAGCGCTTGGCATACCAGCGGTAGAAGCGCCGGCACCGGCAGAACCACCCGACATCAGCCCTGCACCAGCAGGACCACCCATTGCAAAGCCTGCAGCCATGCCGCCCAAACTCATAAGGTTACCCATGTTAGCCGAACTGTTAGCAGCATTTTGTTGCGCTATATTTGCATTAGTAGCGTTTACATTCATGGTATTCGCTACGTTCTGGAAATCTGCATTTTGCTGATTCAAATTAAATTGATTCTCGGCACCTTGCTGCTGAACTTGCTGTCCAAACTGATTGATTCCAGCTTGGTATTGCTGGCCAGCTTCTTGCTGCATGGCACCAGCAGCGCCCAATCCCGCCTGCGCTTGATTCTGACCCATCTGGCCCATCGCGTTGGCTATGTTGCTCGATACCCCTAAGCCTTGCTGAGCGTAGCCCTGACCAAGCTGACCCATAGTGCCAGCGGCATTAAGACCTTGAGTAGCCATCTGCCCGAGTCGACTGTAATGCTGATCGGCATCTTGCATGGCAAAACCCATAGCTTGCTCAGACAACGCTTGAGCGGTACGCCCACCGAAAGCATCTCCAGATATAGCTGCATTTTGCATTAATGTTTTTTGTGCGCGATCACGGATAAATTGTTGAGCTGGTGAGGCTTGTATTTGATCGTAAGCTTGTTGCTGTGCGGCACCACCCATTGCGCCAGACATGGCTTGTTGTTGTCCGTAAGCATTCTGACCGCCTTCAATAAAGGGATTGAAGTTAGCTTGTGTTTGATTGAATTGATTAGTAGCGCCTTGAAACCCAAGCTGCTGTTGATTAATGGCGTTTTGAATACCCGCATTTTGCTGTTGAGCACCAGCACCGTAAGCATCAGCTAGTCCTTGACCACCAAACGAGGCTGGTATTGCTGTTGGATCGATTGACCCGCCCCATTGCTGTAATTCCACTTGCCTAGCAGGATCGACATTCGCTATGTCTCCACCGCCAAAAACTGCATCTGCTAAACCGCCCATAACCCACCTTCCAATTTCAAAATCTCTGTGTCTTTGTTTGAGCTAATGGGCTCAAAGTTAAGATGCTTTGCCAAATTAATCGTACTTTTATGGCTAGTAGGGATTTCTACTTGAAGGCTCGTAGTGGCTGTGTTCTGGAAGATCCAGTCAAGCCCCTTGGTGAAGAACTCTCGCCCGAAGTTCTTTCGATATGGTTTTAGCAGCATTGGGTGATACCAGACACCGTCTTGCTTGCTGACGAATAAGTGTAATCCTATCACAGTATCAACCGATACTGCCAAATACAGGAGGTTTGATGACGCTTTCGGCTCAAAGTCTTCCTTAGAAACCTCTGGAACTGAGATTTTATTCCAGATGTCATCATCAGCCATCACTGACTTAATCAAATCTACGCTTTCAGTCAGTTCTAACCTCATGTTAGCTCTGTACCGGACCCTAAAAATACAATTGCATCACCAGCGCTTGGCTCTAGCCATATCGATTCACCGGCCAAAACAAGTTGGTCGATCAAAGTACTTGGCGTAGTGCCATCTGCAACCAAAGCAACTGACGACATTATCAATGTGCTTACGGAGGCAGCAGCCCCTACATAGACGTTGTAAGTTCCCGTACCTCTGGCGCTAAACTTAGTAACAACCGTTCCTCGGCTACCTTGAGTCTGTTCCGGTGCAGTGTATTGAGCAACCGGAGAAGTTCCCGCAGGACGGATATTAAATAATTGGGTGTTGGTTTTCATGTTCTCAAATTCCTGTATCAGATCTTCTATTACTTCGGCAAAAGCATCTGTCGGAGTACCGTCTTCGTTAATCCATTTATGGTTACGCTGCAATTCATTAAGAGGCACCACTCACCTCCGCTTCCATACGATAGAAAGTTGTTTCTGCCGGTGTATCTGTCCACCACTTGAACACGCGCTTTTGCGGCAACTTGCCCTTACGCCTAAACACGCAGCGAACACCAAAGTCGCCAGCCTCACCAAGATCACGCGAGACATGGCTCGGAATAAAGTTAACACCGTTATTAGAGTAAGTGTGATTCAAAACTGGATTAGGATCAGCAGGAATACCAACACCGGTAGCGCAAACCATCTCGTAAGAGTTTGCGAAAAGAGGAGCCCCTTTAAAATTAAATGGCTGCGACACAATTTCACGATGAAGTGTGTCTCCGTATTCAGTAAAGATGCTTGGATCGATTATGCCAATTTTTTCAGTACGCTCATCGCCAACATAAATTTGGTTGTAAGCACGTACCACAGTATTCACTCTCCATCGAGTTTCAGAGCTACTACGCTCATGCCATAAGCTTTTTTGTGCCAGCCTAGAACCTATGACCTGATAAACTAAAGTCTTGTTAGCGAAAGTAAAGCCAACATACTCTTCGCCTTCTGTTTGATAGCTCCAAGCAAAAACCCCTTCGATCTCAGTATTACTTAAGCCTTGCATATAATGATCAACAGCAGGAGTCGAAATTTTGACAGCATCGTTACCAACGAATCTCCAGATGGCCACCTCTTGCTGATCACCGCCCCCCATGAAGAAGAAAGTATTATCAGCTTTCGCCCAAGCAAACTTAGCAGCCATGCCGCGCTGAACTGTTGACGTTGTCACTGTCGCGATAGGAAAGCCAGAACCTCCAACACCTCGATATGGTTGAATAGTTTCTGTTCCCACAGCATAAAACTGACCGTTAACTTCAAGGATCGATTGAATAGGATCAGGATTAACTTCAGCAGTACCAAAAGAGGTAGCGGTAAAGCTAACACCGTCTAAGTCAGCATTCCAAACCTGTGTAGTTGAGCAGAAGAAAAAGAAGCTTCTGAAAAAAACCACTGCGTTTGCGCCACTAAGCATACCGGCATCTAAGTTAAGATTTATTCTACCGGTACCGATCCTGAAAAAATAAGTATTGCCGTTTGGCACCACGATCCAAATTAAAGATGAGCTAGCAGCCATTGATACTCGACCAGTACCAACGATTGTAACTGCGGAACCACCATCGTCTAGAGTGTAATTTGTTTGAGTGCCATCAGCGGCCAAGCTTATTAACGTGTCATCTTGAACGAAATAAGGAACGCCACCAGCCTCAATTGCACCACGACTTGTTTTTAATAGTGTGTCTACTTCTTCACGAATACCGTCAGTTGATCTTGCACCAGAAAAATTATAGCCATCACTCTCGGGAAAGAATGGGCGCATGTTTTCGCATTTGAGATCGGCCATCTGGCGAGAGAATGACTCGTACCAACCACTCGATAAATCTAAAGGTAATCGATCTGCCATTACACACCACGGAAGTTAGGTTTTATATTTAAACTGGTGATCTCTTGATCCCATCCAAGTATCTCTTGCTCCATAATCTGAGCCTTCTGCTCGATCATCTGCATCTTGGGTAACGACACTTCGTACTCATGACCAATCAAAGCAGCGAGCCCCCATATTAAAGGCTGAGCCCACTCAACAGGAAAGTCTGGATTGTTGCCACTTGTCACGATGTCCTCAATAGATCTTTGGAATGTAAACCGTACCAATTGATCAACACTTGAAGCTGTTTGCCAAATATGAATCTCGCCATCAACTAACTGCGGATCATAATAAAAACTAGTCGGCACACCTTGAGAAGTTTTATCTGTCTGTGCAAAATATTGTTGGCGCGACCACTTAGTTAATTCGATCTCTGTATTTGAAGTTAAACTGCTTCGTCTTGCGCTTTCAATTCTAAGAGGGCGCTCAATTAAAGTGGTAAAAGTAAATACGCTGTTATCAATTGCAGAGGCATCAGTTAATGCGGCAGTGATAGTTAGGCCAACTGCGCTATCAACAGAAACAATCGTTGTCCATTGGCGAGTCTGATCATCTAATTTTATACCGATGTAATCACCAGCAGTCATGCCGGTAGTTGAATCAACAACCAAAGTAGTAGCAGTTACCACGGCAGCGGTAGACATTGCAGTCTGTACGAAATCGCTAGCTAAGCAACACTCGGCACCACTAGGGCCAGCCATGTAAGAAGTAATGCCAGCATCAAGAAACAGAACGCCTTCAGTCCTTGTCCATAAATGAAGCCCTTGAGACATTAAATACTTCATGTAGATGTTTAAGGTCTGCAGTCCATCACTTAATTCATTATTGTAAAAAGCTATCTCCGCATCACGCACCGTGACAATAGCCAGAGCCTTCTCGACAATATCGTTTCCTGTTACGTTAAATGTACTTACACCGCTAGTCGCCATTATGGTCTTCCGTTTAAGCTGTTAGGATCAACATACGTTACTTCTACATCTGCCGGTCTTACCCTAGATGGCTGAGCATTTATTTTTTCAGCTCGAGACTTTAAGGTTAATTGGGGATGCTTCGGATCGTAGTCTTCTTCATTGGTCCACAAATTATCCCACGACTTAACAGCTTTATCAGATCGAATCTTACGACCTGACTGATCATCAATCATGTTGTGTTCGCCAAGCCTTGGGTTTAACAATCCGTTTGCCATTACGATGATCTCTCTTTGATAAATAAGGAACCAGAAGCGTCCGTCGTAATATTTGTGTTATCTGTTTGATTTTCGACCCATACTTCTATTCTGTCATTTTCATTCATTGTGGCATATGCGAAACCTGTAACGTTTTCTGCTCTTGTGCCGCCTCCGCCACCGTTTAAAGTGGCTGTTATTCTTGCGCCAACATTTACATAAGCGCTAGCAGAGTCGTCCCAGTGTCTTATTTGAATACCGACCACATCATTGTTGCCACCCGTAAAAGAAAGGGAATACTCAATTTCTGCCTTTAGTTCTAAAGATGACTCATAAACCGCTGTATTACTAAATGCATTTGAAAACCACTCTTCATCTGCGTATGTTGTTGTGCCAGCCATTTTAACTAGCGTATTGTCTGCCGAAATTGTTGTTGTCGCGCCTGACGTTACTTCCCAAGTTGAGCCAACATAAGTATTGCTGAACCCTGAACAATTGCGAAACCTTGCCTTTACGTTACCGGCACTTATATTTGGTATTGCGCCAGTTGCTAAAGGGTTAACCCTGACATTTGTTAAAGAAAAAGAACCGTCTTGGTTAAAATTAGAGGCTTGAAAGTCAAATAATATCGTTGTTGCGTTTATGAAGTTAGCGTTTAAATCAGAACGAACGCCAGCCCCAAAAACCAAGCTTGCCCCCTCTTTGAAAATAGACACCCCCGCACCTATATCGATCATAATTGTTTGAAGGATTGCCGCACCACCTGACCAAGCGCCATCAAAAGTAAGTCCGTCAGCGATAGCAATAAAAGCAACATTAGAGGTCAATAGCTGCCTATAGTCTTTTATATTGCCCAAACTTGTGCATGCGATAAAGTTAGTATCAATAAACTCAACAGCATTTGAATTTTCCAAATTATCAAGATCACCAAAAACGCGAGAGCTTGTTCCGGTTATTTGAATATCTAGCCCATTAATAAATAAATCACCACTGTATGTTGGGGCAGTAACAAACAGATCAGTATTATTTTCTGAGCTTGTCAGGCTAGAAATACCAAACCCGAGCCCTTGTATAAACAACCCATCTTCAGGAACAACAATTGATGTCGATCCCATATCAACATTACCATCGATAATATAAGCTTTTGTTGAGTCTAATGTTCCAGCAAGATCAGACGCTTCGTAAACTCTAACAACACTGTCTGAACCTTCTACTAACCTACCTTTCACACGCAACTGATCACTAACATTTGCGCGAGGAAAATGCGTGTAGTTCTGACCACCTATTTGAGTGTTAGGGTTTGCCATTTATATCTCTAAGTCTCCCTTGATGTTTAAGTTCCATAGTTGCGTATACGCCTTACCATCTATATTTGACATTATTTATTCTCCTTTAGAAATTTTGCTTTTTCTGCTTCTTTCCATTTAGCTAAAGCGTTTCCCTTTTCAGTATTAGGGTAAACTAGGGCATCAATGATCATCTCGATTTGCGCCAGTGATGCGGTTTTTAAATACTCAGCTTTCTTGGCCCTATCTATTGCGCCAGCTTCGTATTCAATCTCAAGCTCATCTGCTTTATCAGAAATAAGGATTAATTCCTCATTTGTTGGCTCCCTGCCTTCAATCTTAAAATCAGAACCGTCAGGCTCAATTGATGGACTAGAAAAACCAAGGACATGTGCGGCTTTTAGTAGGTCTTTCATTATGTTACGTACTCCGTAATTCTTGACTCTGAACATGTGTTAGGTTGACCTGACGCGCCAGTGCTTGCCACAGGTCTATTAAGGTAAAAGCTGTTAGCGTATGCGTTGAGTGTTGACCTAAGACCTAATGAGTAAACACTCGGAACCACTAAAGGGGAATGATCTGTGAAGTTGATAGATGTACTTTGCGGGGTGCTAGCATAAGCGGCCTCATAAGCTAGCATAGAAGTAACTTCCCACCTGTCGTCACCGGTTGCATTCTCTAGCGCCACTCCGTTTCTCAAAAGGACAAAGCCCTGCAAGTAATTACCCGCCTCACCACATATATCAAAAGAAGCCAAAACTTTATTCGTTGTTTTTTGTGGTGTTATAGAACCCAAGTTCAGTAGTGACATTTCCGTGATGTCGCCACCAGCGTTTGCTGTGTATATTGCAGTCGTTCTAAATGGCTCAATCCATGCGTTTGTATGGGTGATAATCCTTCTCCCATCTCCAATACTTGACTCACCTATCATGATTGCTCACCAATTGCGTTTAGTAAATCTTGCTCTGTTTTACAAGCATCAATTTGAATCTGTAAAGCATCATCATCTGACTTTATAGAATCGTTCGCAGACTTGGCGCTTGATTCACTTTCGTCAGCTTTCAGTGGAATGTTCTTACTAGCTCTGTCGATTATATCAAGGTTAGGGGCAAAGGCTTTTTCACGTTTCGCCCTTCTGTGGTTATGAAGAAATTCTTTACCCTTTGGTATCGACACGACGACATTGCCATCAGAATTAAAGTCCCACGCAGGAAATAGCTTTCTGCTAGGCATATCATCTTCAACCACCTTTTGAAAATGTTCAACTGGCCCTTCTGCGATTACGCTAGCTTTAACGCGATCACCGATATTAAGCTGACCTGCATATTCAGGGGCCACGGTAAATTCAGACAAACTACCGTCTTTTTCTTTGTATATAAAATTAGACATATCAATAACCTGTGAATACTAATCTGCTGCCGTATTGAGCAGGCAACAAAGCAAATTGATTATAAGACATATAAAATCTGATAGAGGATGGTGTCTCATAAGGTGTAGCATTGTAGTCAACAGTTATCATACCTCCCGTTGAATTAGACCCAACATTAGTCACACCTGACATAGTGAAAGAATCTTTGCTCGTATATGGGCTATCAAATGTCACCGTCTGCGTA